AGACGAAATTCTTCTCAGGATTGTACTCCAGTTGTCCGGATCAGCCTTTACAAGCTGACTAGCCGGATAAGCACCATACACCTCCGCGCGTTGGTAGTTCGGTTTCGCTGGGTCTTTTGGACCCTTAAAGCGAGCACGATACTTCACACGTGGCGGTTGCCGGTGCAGGGGTACTGGGCGCCCAATCCATGTTAATACCCCGATCTCTCGATCGGAATACGGAATCGCCGGCCAACGCTCCTTACGGAAACGTTCGTCGACTAACTCCTGTATGGTATTGGCACACCTGTAGTACCCGCGCTTCCAAAGCTCATTAGAATGAGCGATGAAAGAACAGATACTGCTGGCCTCTACTCGTCGATGATTCCATACGGCCTTCAAACGAAGGGGTGAAACATCGGTGCCTTTATAGGCATCGCACCCGCAGGATTCTCGGAAGAATCCCGCCGTACAGCACTTGCTTTGGTTGAACATAAGTCCATACCTTGGCAAAGCTTCGAGTACAGCTCCATAGACTTCGGAGCGTACTATGAGATCATCGCCATAAACGTATACCATTCTACGCGCCTCGCGGCGTGGCAGGTGGTACTCGTTCATGATTGCACTGACAGCCAGAGACCAAAACACAAACGACTCCACTGGGAAGCATAAACAACTTCCCATTGGTGCGAACTTGCGCAGTGGCATAACTGTCCCATCAGGGAGCTGAGTCCGTGTGCTCCTCGTTGCCTTTAGGGCATCTAGGAGGTTCGGGCAGTCTTCGAAGAGTCTTTCGACTAACTTCAGAGACACCCGATCACTCGCTTCCTTCATGTCAAGAGTGACCCAGTCTTGGGTTACACTAGACTCCAACGCTAAGCGCCTATTGACTTCTTGGTCGGTGAAATTCACCTGACCTTTAGTTATATGGTGCGATTGCAATAAGGACTGGATTTTGTTACCCAGTCCCTGTTGGATCCACATGTACTCCACTGGCTCACACGAGATAATACGTGGCCCTCTACTATCCTTCGGCACTAGAACGACGCGAGCCGTTCCAGACTGAAGCATTTCAAGGGTTTCGTAGTCTTGCAGTGAATCACTAACTGCAGCGAGACTGAATTCGAAGTACTCCGTAAAGGGGTACATCTTTTCAAGATCGCTGTAGATGCGCTTGAACACATGTTTCTCATGTGGTCGCTCACCAGTACTAACAGACCCAGGACCATGACGGGGAATAATCTCCGCCGGGTCCAGTAGTCCGAAAACACTGGTGGTGATCATCTTAGCAACACTGGTTGTGTTATCGTTAGGGATATCAAGAGTGTCTAGTTCTTGATCAATCCTAACGAACTCATCGACGGCCTTTTGGGCCTTCTTTGGGTCAACCTCGGTCTCCAACTTGTATAGATAATATCCAAGTTGCCTGAGTGCACGAACAGATTGTGCATTCGCATCTGGCCTAAGTAGGCCGGAGTCCTCGAACACACTAGAGAAGATCGTCCCGAATAAAATCGGTAGATCGGTTCCTGGTTTCTTTTGGAAACCTGGAATAGTCTCTAGTTGCCCACTGACGAGAGCAGTATCAACTGCTTTTGCCAGTCTCGGCAAGGCTACCGTATAAAACGATAGCCCCTCCGAGGCTTGACGCTTGA